TTAGCCTTGAGCATCAAGTACAAAGCATTATCACAAAGCAGACAGACAACGGTTGGTTACTAGACCAAGAACATGCTTTCATATTGCTTGCTAAACTTAAGGAAAAGAAGTACGACCTTGAAGATAAGGTACATGAAACATTTAAACCATTACCTACATTCATCAAGGAGATAACACCTAAGTACAAGAAGGACGGCACGATGTCCGTAGTTGGTCTTAAGTTTCTAGGAGACCAGTGGGAGAACTATACAGCACCTTTCAGCCGTATTGATTACCCTGCGTTTAACTTAGGTTCGCGTCAGCAGATAGGCAGATACTTGCAGTTCTTTGGTTGGAAGCCAGAGAAGTTTACAGAGAAGGGACACATTATTGTAGACGAAGCCATACTGTCTAAGGTCACTGGTATACCCGAAGCTAATATGATTGCTGAGTACCTAATGGTTCAGAAGCGTATTGCACAGGTACAGAGTTGGCTAGATGCTGTCAAAGATGATGGACGAGTGCATGGATATGTAAACGCTAACGGAGCAGTGACTGGTCGCATGACGCATTCTAGTCCCAATGTAGCACAAGTGCCAAGCTCAAGCGCACCCTATGGCAAGGACTGTAGAGCCTGTTGGACAGTACCCAAAGGCTACAAGGTTGTCGGTATGGATGCATCAGGGCTTGAGTTACGTATGCTTGCACATTATATGAACGATGAGGGATATACAAATGAAATACTCACTGGAGACATTCATACAGCAAACCAACTTGCTAGTGGTGTTGACACACGAAGTCAAGCAAAGACTTTCATCTATGCGTTCCTCTATGGAGCAGGGGATGCAAAAATCGGAAGTATCGTTGGAGGAACTGCTAGAGATGGTAAGCGACTTAAGGAGAAGTTCCTATCAAACACGCCATCTCTTAAAGACCTACGAGAAAGAGTTAGTGTGGCATCTGGAAGAGGTTATGTTCACGGACTGGATAGGAGACGAGTCGCAGTACGCTCAGAACACTCAGCACTAAACACGTTACTACAATCGGCAGGTGCTATCGTTATGAAGAAGGCGTTATGTTTGCTAGACGAATACGCTAGTACTTGGAAAATTGACTACAAATTTATAGGTAATATACATGATGAAATTCAAACAGAAGTTAGAGAAGATGAGGCAGAAGTTTTCGGAAGGCTTGCAGTGTCTTGCATCGAAGCCGCGGGTATTTATTACAAACTTAATTGCCCTCTTGCAGGGGAGTACCAAGTCGGAGACAACTGGTCGGAAACTCACTAAGGACTGTAACCACTGTGGAGTTGAGCTAGAGAAGGGTGTCAACTGGGCGGTCAGTAGTTCTAAAAAAGGTGATTATATCTGTAAGAAATGTAACTCTAAGAAGACGATTAGGAACATTAAAAAACGTCAGAGGAATGCACAATGAAACCTTGCAAAGCAGATAGAAAGAAGTTCGACCTCGACTTACAGTACGGAGAAGTCAGAGAGGATAAGGTAGCTGAGATGCTACAGGACAAGAAGATTGAGGTTAAATCAGAGAAGGACTTATGGCAGAAGACAGGTAACATCTGCATTGAGTACCAGTCTTGGGGTAAGCCGTCAGGCATTGAGGCTACCGAGTCAGACTACTGGTTTCATAACCTCTGCATTGGTGATGATGAATACTGTACACTAGTGTTCAAGACACCTGTACTGAAGAAGATTGTTAATAAGCTAGATACATTTAAGAGTGTATCAGGGGGAGACCATAACGCAAGCCGTATGCACTTGGTCAATCTTAAAAAGTTATTCTCAAGCGATGTCATTAAGGCATTCAAGGATATAGAAGATGAGTAAAACAATACACACATTAGTAGATGATATATACCGATTGATGGAGACAAAAGAGGCAGAGGAATCCGTAGACGTAGAGGCTGAGATTGAACTGTTCGGTGAGAACATGAAGACTCTAATGCGTACCGAGTTCGGACGTAAGCGTGCAACGGATAGAAGAACATTGCGCCTGTCAAACATTGGTCGTGACGATAGGGTCTTATGGAATGTTGTTAATGGTACTGAGAAGGAAGAGATTAAACCTGCTACCTACATTAAGTTTATGTATGGTCACTTGATTGAAGAGATGCTGTTGTTTATGACACGTATGGCAGGACACGAAGTATCAGACGAGCAACGTGTATGTGAAGTAGAGGGTATCAAGGGACACATGGACTGTAAGATTGACGGGCTTGTTGTGGACGTTAAGTCAGCCAGTGCCTTTGGGTTCAAGAAGTTTAAGGATGGTACACTTGCTATGGACGATGCCTTTGGTTATGTTGACCAGATTAAAGCATACGCCCATGCCTGTGGTGAGACTGAGTTCGGTTGGTTAGCTATGGACAAAGCCAATGGACATCTCGCGGTACTTAAGTACGACCTAGAGGATACCCAAGCCCCTATACACGAACACATCAAGGGAGACATTAGGGAGCGTATTAAGCACGTTAAGGAGATGGTTAAGGGAGATGAGCCTACTGAGTTATGTACCGAGACAGTACCAGATGGTAAGTCAGGTAACAAGAAGCTAGGCATCAAGTGTTCCTACTGTCAGTACAAGAAGCATTGCTATCCAGAACTAAGAGCCTTTGCCTATTCGTATGGTCCGAAGTTCCTAAGTGAGGTAGTTAACGAGCCTAGAGTACAGGAGATTAACCTTGAGCAAATATAAGCCTAGAAAGACTAGCGGTAAGTTTAGGTCAGCACTGGAAAAGGAGTTCTCAAAGGAGGTTAAACGTAAGGGGTTTGACTACGAGCCATACGGAATGCCCTACACAGTGTTCAGAACTTATATGCCAGACTTTGTACATGAATCAAGTAAGACAGTAGTGGAAGTAAAAGGTTTCTTTCGTGTAGGTGACACCTTGAAATATAAGTCAATTCGTGATACAATATCAGTAGATGGTTACGAATTAGTATTCCTACTATCGAATGAACATAAGAAGGTACGGAAGGGCGGTAAGATTACAATGGGTCAGTGGTGTGAGAAGGAAGGTATGAAACACTACACCCTAAGTACCGCACAAGAACTTGTCAAATACGTTGAAGGGAAAGAATAATGTCACATACATTGGAGGAACTCAAGGAAGCAGTAGCAAGGGACTACGATGCGGTACTGGTTGTCGAAGCATTAGACATCTCAGTTGAGGACTTGCTAGAGGCTTTCGAGGATAGATTAATTAGGAACAGAGACTTATTTACGGAGGATGATTATGAGCATTGATGACGCAAGCCCTGCTGACTGGGATGCACTGCGAGAGAAGCACCCTGCGTTGATTAAGAAGTATGAAGACTTCGTGACCAAGAATGAAGATGTGGTCAACAGTCCTCAGCACTATAACTACGGCAAGATAGAATGTATTGAAGCCATCGAAGAGTCTATGACACCAGACGCATTCAAGGGTTATCTCAAGGGCAATACTATGAAGTACCTGTGGCGTTATGAACGCAAGGGCAAAGCAGTAGAGGACTTAGAGAAGGCTCAGTGGTACTTGAATAGACTGATAGAGGAGAACAAATAATGAAGGGACAGACACAGTATGGAAAAGGGTCGGCACAACGACCCACTGACCCCAAGAAGTACGCAGATAACTTTGATGCTATCTTTGGCAAACTTAATGTCAATGACCATTCAGAGGAAGATATAGAGAAAGACAAACTAAAAGATAAGGAAGTTAAGAAATGAATCAGTACCAACAGTTTATACACAAGTCCCGTTACGCACGTTGGCTACCTGTCGAAGGTAGACGTGAGACATGGGCAGAGACAGTACAGCGTTACGTAGACTTCTGGGATGGTCGTGGTCAGATAAGCAAAGCCGAAGGCAAGAAGTTATACAATGCTATATATAACCTAGAAGTAATGCCCAGTATGCGCTGTATGATGACAGCAGGTGATGCTTTAGACAAGGACAATGTAGCAGGGTTTAACTGTAGCTACCTACACATTGACTCACCACGTAGCTTTGATGAGCTTATGTACGTACTTATGTGTGGTACAGGCGTAGGGTTCAGTGTTGAACGTAACTTCATTACCAAGCTACCAGTCATCGCTGAGTCATTCCACCAGACTGACAGTACGATTGTAGTAGCAGACAGCAAGATTGGTTGGGCTAGTGCATTCCGTGAGTTAATCGCTATGCTGTACGCAGGTAAGATACCTAAGTGGGACGTGAGTAAGGTGCGCCCATCGGGTGCTAGACTCAAGACCTTTGGTGGTCGTGCTAGTGGCGCAGAGCCTCTTGAGGATTTGTTTAACTTCTGCATCGGTATCTTTCAGAAGGCATCAGGACGTAAGCTAACGAGCATTGAGTGCCACGATGTTGTATGTAAGATTGCAGACATTGTAGTTGTCGGTGGTGTACGTAGGTCAGCATTAATTAGTTTGTCAAACCTATCAGACCCACGTATGGCTAAGGCTAAGTCTGGTCAGTGGTGGATGGATGAAGGGCAACGTAGACTGGCTAACAACAGCGTAGCGTACACAGAGAAGCCAGACTTTGAGTCATTCCTTACTGAGATGCACACCATGTACGATAGTAAGGCAGGAGAGCGTGGTATCTTTAGTCGTGTGGCGGCACAGAAGATAGCCGCTAAGAACGGACGGAGAGACCCTGAGCAGGACTTTGGGACTAACCCTTGCTCTGAGATTATCCTACGCAGTAATCAGTTCTGTAACCTATCTGAGGTCGTTATACGTGCAGACGATGACCTTGTTAGTCTTAAAAAGAAAGTTGAAGTAGCTTCCATCATCGGAACTCTACAGGCTACCTTGACTGACTTCCGCTACCTACGCAATGTATGGAAGAGAAACACAGAAGAAGAAGCACTATTAGGTGTAAGTTTAACTGGGATATGTGACCATTACTTGTTGGGTAAAGATTCGCCTGACCTAGATAAGTGGTTGACGGAGATGAAAGATGTTGCAATCAAAACTAATAAAGAGTGGGCTGACAAACTTGGCATTGCTCAGTCTGCGGCTATTACTTGTGTTAAGCCAAGCGGTACTGTGTCTCAGCTTGTTGATTCTGCTAGTGGCATACATCCCCGTTTTTCTAAGCATTATATTCGTAGAGTGCGTTCAGACAAGAAAGACCCGCTTGCTCAGTACATGACAGCCGCAGGTTTCCCTGTAGAAGATGACGTAATGAGTAAGTCTTCTCTGGTCTTTGGCTTCCCTATCAAGTCACCCGACAATAGTACTACAGTAAAGCAGGTGGGTGCAATGGAACAGCTAAAGGTCTGGAAGAAGTACCAAGATTACTGGTGCGAACATAAGCCAAGTATCACTGTTTATTATACAGATAGTGAGTTCCTGCAAATAGCACAGTGGATATGGGATAACTTTGATAGTGTCAGTGGTATTAGTTTGTTGCCTGTTAGTGACCATGTTTATCAGCAAGCCCCTTATGAGGACATAACCGCTGAGAAGTATGAGGAGTTACTAGCGGCTATGCCAGTGGATATTAAGTGGGAAGACTTAGAACACTTCGAGAAGGAAGATAATACTACAGGTTCGCAAGAACTGGCGTGTGTCGGAGGCGCGTGTGAAATAGCATAGGTAAAACTAAGGGGGCGCAATGCCCCCTTTTGTTATTCCTGCGGTACTGTAGCACCAATAGCCAAACCTGCTCCTGCTCCAGTCTGACCTGCATTTTCCATGAACCTTGTCATCAGACCTTTAGGTATCGGTTCTCCCTTAAGTAACTTTGCGTTTATTATCTTAAGTTGATTTATCTGAGATTGAATCTTTTCAGGACTCATAGCTTTCTTCACAAAAGCACCTATCAAGGCTAAACTAACACCACCACCAAGAGTAGGCTTTCTTATCCCACTAAGTTCCCCTGAACGTACAGATAGAGAAAGAGCAGACTCAGAGCCTTTAATACCGTCAGACAGTTGTTTAATTTCCTTGCCTAACTCTACTAGCTTATCTCCTTTTTCTTTACCCACAATAGCGTTGAATGTATCACGGAACTTAGCTGTATTCATTCT